GCACTGGTACGGTTACATCAGTGACAGCTGGTAGCGGTTTATCTGGAGGTACGATAACCACTACTGGCACTATTTCATTGCCTACTACGGGTGTGACGGCGGGAACGTATGGCTCCACATCATCCGCCCCCACAATTACGGTGGATAGTTATGGTCGCATCACGGCAGCATCCAGTTCTACAATTACACCTGCAACAATCGGCGCGGCGGCATCTTCTATTACGATTACGGCGGGGTCTGGTCTGACGGGTGGCGGCGATCTAACGGCCAATAGAACGATTGCCTTTGCGTCGCAGGCTGCATTCACCATTTTGTCCAATAATTCATCGGCATCAGGTGTTCCAACTGGCGTGTCATTATCTGCTATTTTGGATAGCAACATTGGTAACACGCAAGGCGAAATGATTTTCCGTGGTTCTGGTGGTTGGGTTGGTCTGTCGCCGGGTACATCAGGCCAATTATTGCAAACCAAAGGTGCAGGTGCTGATCCTGCTTGGACCACTATTTCTGGTGTGGGTACTGTAACAAGTGTTAACGGATCAGGCGGAACAACAGGATTAACGCTAACAGGCGGACCTATTACATCGTCAGGCACACTGACATTAGGTGGCACATTAGCCATAGCAAACGGCGGCACAGGTCAAACTACGGCATCGGCTGCGTTTAATGCGTTGTCTCCTATTACGACAACTGGTGATCTTATTATTGGTAACGGAACCAATAGTGCTACGCGCCTTGCCATAGGAACTAGCGGGTATGTGCTAACGTCTAACGGCACAACTGCATCGTGGGCAGCATCTTCTGGCGGCGTATCTTCATTCTCCGCAGGCACAACGGGATTCACGCCCAATACCGCAACCACAGGTGCTATAACACTTAGTGGTACGTTAAACATTGCCAACGGCGGAACGGGTATTACGTCTTTTGGCACAGGCGTTCAGACGGCATTGGGCCAGAATGTCACCGGATCGGGCAGCATTGTGTTGGCAACATCGCCAACATTGGTAACGCCAGCTTTGGGTACGCCTTCATCTGCCACCCTTACAAATGCTACAGGCTTGCCATTATCCACAGGCGTCACGGGTACATTGCCAATTGCAAACGGCGGTACTGGGCAAACGACAGCTTCCACAGCCTTTAATGCGCTATCGCCTATTACATCTACTGGTGATTTAATCATCGGGAATGGAACTAATAGCGCAACGCGGTTAGCTATTGGCAGCAATGGTTATGTTCTTACATCCAACGGCACGACAGCATCATGGGCGACATTGCCTACAAATGTCTCATCATTCAGCGCAGGAACTACAGGCTTCACTCCTAATACAGCTACAACTGGTGCTGTAACATTAAGTGGCACATTGAATATTGCCAATGGCGGCACGGGAATCACTTCTTTTGGTACGGGTGTTCAAACTGCATTAGGCCAAAACGTAACGGGGTCTGGCGGCATCGTATTGGCTACGTCGCCAACGCTTGTAACGCCAACATTAGGTGTTGCCTCCGCTACATCCATTAACAAAGTCACTATTACGGCCCCTGCCACGGGGTCTACTTTAACCTTGGCGGATGGCTCAACCCTTGCCACGTCTGGCGCTTTTTCTTTAACTTTAACGACGACAGCCGCCACCAACGTAACGCTGCCCCCATCCGGCACATTGGTTAATACGGCGGTCACAACGCTTTCGTCTTTGGTCAGCATTGGCACAATTACTAGCGGAACATGGAATGCTAGTGTAATTGGTGTAGCTTACGGCGGCACAGGGGCTAGTAGTTTAACCGCAAATAATGTATTGTTAGGCAATGGCACATCGGCTTTACAAGTTGTTGCGCCGGGAACATCTGGCAATGTGTTAACGTCAAACGGTACGACGTGGGTATCTTCAACACCTGCTGCGTCTGGACCTAGCAAGGCACAGGCGATAGCATATTCCATGATTCTGGGTTTTTAGGAGTTATAAATGTCAAATCCAAATTTGGCGGCACTAACAACGCTCACAGGTAACACTACCTACTACACCCCGTCGGGAACGTCTGCCGTGGTGCTGCTTGCCAATGCTTCCGGTTCCAACACGGTGTATCGTATTGACCAAATCGTAGCCGCCAACGTCAACGGTTCCACGGCGGTAAACGCCACGGTATCCATTTACACTAACGGTGCGGTAGCGCAGGGTTCGGCTCCATCAGGCGGTACGGCATACCCAGTTGTATCCACTGTGTCCGTGCCAGCAAACGCATCATTGATCGTAACGGATAAATCAACGGCGATTTATCTGACGGAAAATACGTCCATTACGGTTACGTCTGGTACGGCAAGCGGCATTACATACAGTATTTCATATGAGGCGATATCGTAAGGAATTACCATGTCCAAGCGGTATATTGGCGGCTTAATCAGTGCTTTTAATAGCTTAAAAGTAGCAAATGCGCCTACTATTGGTTCTGCTACGGCGGGAAACCAAAAAGCCTGCGTCGCGTTTACTGCACCTAGCTGCGTAGGTGGTGGGGCAGTTACGTCGTATACCGCAGTTGCTACACCCGGCTTTAAAACTGGTACTGGGGCATCTTCGCCTATTACGATTAACTGTTTAACAGGATGTACGGCTTATACATTTACCGTAAGCGCCAATAATGCTTATGGACCATCTGCTTTCAGTGCCGCAAGTAATAGTGCGACTCCCTTTGTGGCAGGAACTGTTGGAATTTTCGCTTTAGGACAAAATGTCTGCGGAACAGTTTTGACTACCCGTGACAAATATACATTTTCTGGATGTGTGGTATCTTCAGGAACTGCCGCTACTGCCAATTCTGATTTTGGATCAGCCGCTGGAAATTCAACAATTGGTATATTTGCTTTAGGAAATGTTTGCGGTGTTGGGCGTTCAACCACCCGTGATAAATACACGTATTCAGGTTGCGTTGTATCATCAGGCGCTTCATCTACTAATGCTTCATACTCTGGTTCAGCTACTGGTAATTCTACCGTTGGTATTTTTGCTTTGGGGTATGCACCTAGCGCCTCAACCACCCGCAACAAATATACGTATTCTGGAAATACTAATACTTCAGCCACAGCATCAAGCGCTGTATCGTCTCAAGGATCAGCCGCTGGAAATTCAACGGTTGGTATTTTTGCTTTAGGGTTTAACGGTTGCAGTGGTGTGGCCACCCGTAATAAATATACATATTCTGGTGACACAAATGCTTCTGCTACAAGCGCAACAACTGCATCGCGATTAGGTTCGGCAACGGGTAATTCCACTGTTGGTATATTTGCTTTAGGTTATACAACTGGTTTATCAACTACCCGTGATAAATATACGTATTCAGGTTGCGTTGTTTCTTCAGGAACTGCCGCAAGCACTGCATCGTTTCAAGGATCAGCGGCGGGAAATTCAACAGTTGGTATATTTGCGTTGGGATATACAACCAGTCCATCAACAACCCGCAACAAATATACATATTCTGGATGTGTTAATGCTTCTGGTACGGCTGCTAGTGCTGCATCATATACTGGCTCCGCCGCCTCCAATGGAACCTGTGGAGTAAACGTATAATGCCTAATTACTCCGGCTCATGGAACTTAGTACAGCAGATGCAAGCGGTGGCGGCAAGTAATTGGCCTCCTTTTGACGGGACGTTGGCTATATTTGCTTTAGGTTGTGCCTGTGGTCCATCCACTACCAGAAATAAATATACTTATGCTGGTTGTGTAAATTCTATTGCAACTGCTTCTAGTGCCGCTTTTTGTACAAGCAATGGTTCTACTGGCAATTCTACAGTTGGAATATTTGCATTAGGTAGTGGCACAACAACCCGTAATAAATACACTTATTTGGGTGATACTAATGCAATAGCTGCGTCATCTAGCGCCCCCGGATATGCTGGTGCGGCAACTGGAAATTCAACCGTTGGCATATTTGCTTTAGGTAGTTGCACAACAACCCGTAATAAATTTACATACGCTTGTTGCTCAAATGCGTCAGCAACAGCATCTTCTGCTTCAACTTCTTTTGGTTCAGCATCGGGAAATTCAACCGTTGGTATATTTGCTTTGGGTAACCTTACAACTACCCGCAATAAATATACTTATTCGGGGGATACTAACGCAACAGCCACAGCTGCTAGTTTTGCTTCACAATCAGGATCGGCGGCAGGAAATAGTATAGTTGGAATATTTGCTTTAGGAATTACTTCTGGTTGTGCTTTATCTACCCGTGATAAATATACATATTCTGGTTGCGTTGTATCATCCGGAACGGCAGCTAGTGCCGCATCATTTTATGGTTCAGCCGCAGGAAATTCTACCGTTGGTATTTTTGCTTTAGGGCGTGTATCTCGTGCTTCTTCTACCCGCAATAAATATACATATTCCGGCGATACAAATGGAGCTGCAACAGCGGCTAGTGCAGCTTCTTACAGTGGTTCCGCCGCATCCAACGGCATATTAGGGGTTACGCTGTGAGGACATATCAGGGGTCTTTCATCACCAAATCACCTATAACACCTGCTGGTCCTTACCAATGTGGTGCTGCATCTGGTGTATGGACTATTGACCAAATGGTGGGCTGGCAGAAGGCGGGATTGTGGCCTATTGCTGGAAATTCTTTTATTGGGGCCGTTGGTATATTTGCTTTAGGTTATACAACTTCTTCATCAAAGGTTAGGAACAAATATTTATTTTCTTCTGATGTTAATTCAGTGGCTACTTCATCAAATTCAGTTTCTAATGGTGGAGCGGCGGCGGGAAATTCTACAGCTGGAATTTTTGCTTTAGGAATAGTTTCTAATAAACGTGAAAAATATACTTATTCTAATTGTGCTGTTGTTTCAGCCACAGCATCCGGTTGTAATAGTTTTGGGGGGACAGCAGCCGGAAATAGCACAGTAGGTATATTTTCTTTAGGAACTAGCAATGGAAGTTTGTGTGGGGCATTAACTACCCGTGAAAAATATACTTATTCTGGTTGTTCAGTTTCTTCGGCGACAGCTGCATCTACAGCATCCCTTGATGGTGCAGCAGCAGGTAATTCTACCGTTGGAATATTTGCTTTAGGAGCAAATAGTTCGGGAACTCCACTTTCAACCCGAAATAAATATACATATTCTGGGTGTACAAGTGTAAGTGGCACATCGGCTTCTTCTGCTTCTTATTATCAATCCGCTACTGGTACATCAACCGTAGGTATTTTTGCTTTAGGATACACTTCTAATAATGTAACTACACGCGACAAATACACCTATTCGGGTGATACAAACACATCTGCTACAAGTGCAACAACGGCATCCCATGCTGGAGCTGCTACGGGCAATTCCACGGTAGGCATTTTTGCCTTAGGGTGTACAGGTTCCGCATCATCTGCCCGTGACAAATATACTTATTCAGGATGTGTAGTATCTACTGGTGCAGCCGCAAGTGCTGCTTCTACTGGTCAATCTGCCGCATCAAATGGTACAACAGGGGTAAACGTATAAGATGAATAGTAAGCCGCATCGTAATAATTCTGACTTTCAACTCCGTCATTTCATGGCGGGGTCTTGCTATACGCCTGATGGCGCATGGGCATTGCTATATGGTCAACGCATTGACATGGAAGTAAAGGTTGAACATTCCAAAGCCCAAAAAATGAAACGTGACGCTAAAATCATGGAAAATGAGGCGATCATAGCTGATGAAAACGCCAAGCCTTGGGAAAAGATGGTTGCGGAAGCCACGATCATTGAATGTAAATCGGCGGAAGACACGTGGAAAAACAACCATGAAGCCGCTATAATGGAACTAAACACCATTAACCAGATCATGGCGGAACTTGAGCCACAACGTAAATTTGGTCATCTGCCTATGCTAGAAGCCAATGAAGCCATGCAGCGGGAAGAATGGCTAGGTGAATTGCAGGGGCGGGTGGAAAACTTTATTCTGTCCCAAGGCAATATTCCGCATGACCATTTGAATACAATGCGGTGCCACCCAGATTTTGAAACGCACATTGTGCCGCATATCAAGCAGGTATTTACCCAACTGGCAGGGAAAGGTGAACGCCTTGATCTCCTTACCAAACAAGCACCAGCATTTCTTGAGGACAAATCATCATGACCGGATACGTTAAAACCACCACCGACAATCAGTTTGTTGAATATCCCTATGGTGCGGAAGAATTGATGCGGGATAATCCCGGCTTGGGATATACGCCGTACAGTGACTTTGTGGAGATATTCCCAACCACTGACGCATATAATGTGCATGGCTACCGCATCCAGTATGTGGAGATTGATGCAGACCCTACGTATGACGGAAAAACACAAACTGTGTCACGTTCAGAACAGCCATTTGTACGGGACGGCAAGTGGGTATTTTCTTGGAATGTTCGTAATTTGACGGCGGAAGAAATTGCAAATATGGAGAAGATGCAGCAAGAAATGCAACAACGGGGATAAACAATGGCAGACGCAAAAGATGAACTAAACCCAATACACTGCTTCCCAACGACCATTTACGTAATTAAAAAGCCGGAATTTTTGGACAACACCCGCAAGGTTGTTGATGAATATATTGAAAAGCGCAAAAAGGAACAGGGCGGCACCCATGAGGTGTACCCTGTTTATATGACAGACAATTTGTACGACGATCCGCGTATGGAAGACCTTTGTGCTTATATCGGCGCAACCGCATGGAACATTTTGGGCGAACAGGGCTATGATGTGCGTAATTTTAGCACGTCATTTACCGAAATGTGGGCGCAGCAGCATTATAAATACAGCGGCATGGATCAGCACGTTCATGCACATGGGGCACAGATTGTCGGGTTTTACTTCCTTAGGACGCCGCAAAACGGTTCTGTAGCTACATTCCATGATCCCCGTGCTGGTAAGGTCCAAATAGGACTGCCAGAATTTGATCCCGCCAACATTACCCATGCAAGCAATGCTATTAATGTTGCCCCGGAAGACGGCACGTTGATCTTTACCAATGCTTGGTTGGCACACAGTTTCACCCGCAATGCTTCCAACGATCCAATGACTTTCATACACTTTAACCTGACGGCAGTGGCTAATCCACCTATGCCCGCGGCGGAGGTTATATGAACAAGTATGGCATCCGCTTTAATAAAACACGGGGCCAGCCGGGACGCGGGACGGAAGATCATGTCTGGCGGGTGTTTGAAAATGGCGGCAAAGAATACCTATTCAAGCACTTGGATATTAATGTTCCCGTAAAGGATGAACGGGATGGTATGGATTGGAATATTGTCTGTTATGGTGTACTATCCATTGACAGGGATACTTCTACCGCGATCATCCGGGAATCTTAATTATGGTTGAATTTCAGAACCTCATAAATCTTGGATTAGGTGCTATTCTAACCGTAGCTGGATGGCTCATGCGGGAATTATGGGGTGCTGTTAAAGAACTACAGCGGGATTTAAGTAAACTAGAAGCCGCCCTGCCAAAAGAATACGTCCTTAAAGAAGATTTGGACAAACGCATGGATCACATTGAAAGCATGTTCCAGCGTATTTACGACAAGCTGGATGGGAAGGCTGACAAATGAGTATTACCACCAACCTTGCCCTTAACGAACCAGCGTATAATAGCACATCCCCTACGTGGGATCAGCCGCTTAACTATAACGCCACCATCCTTGACCAGATGTTTGGCAATACGACTAGCGTATCGGTCAGCACCAGCGGTAGCCCTACATACACCAATATTGCGGCCCCTAGTTCCACGGCGGCGGGTAATACGTCCCAGTGCATGAGGTTCCTGCTTACGGGTGCATTAGCGGCGAATCAATTGGTTTTATTGCCACAAAGCGTTGGCGGGATGTGGATTGTTACCAATAACACCACGGGCATATACACCGTATCTATAGGATCTAATAATGGCAGCAATGCCGCAGCAGGTGGCACGCTGGCTATTCCGCGCACCTATAGCATTATTATGTATTGCGACGGGACTAATGTTGGTTTGGCTAGTTCATCAAGCGTTGGAAATGTTACACAAGCACAGTCTATTGCTTATGCGATGATATTGGGACTCTGATGCGGGGGCGTTATGAATTTTGCTTGGTCGTTCCCTCAATTTATAGTGAATCCACTATCAAACGGACTGCCCAATGTGGTTACGGCCATTAACTGGGTGTGTACGGGTACGGATGGGTCTGTCACGTCGTCTTCATCCGGCACTGCTAATTTAGGAACGCCTAATCCGGCAGAATTTGTTTCCTATGACGACATTACCCAATCCCTTGCGGCACAATGGGTTTCACAGTGCATTAGTATGCTAGGCGTTGAAGAGTTAATTGCAGTGCAAATCGGTCAACTGACCAAGCCCATCTCTCAATCTCAAACACCACCTTTCTAGGGGAATTACATGGACAATTTAGAATTGGAATTAAAACTGACGGTGGCTCACATCAATACCGTGCTTAAACATTTGAGCGCCGGCGTTTATTCCGAAGTGGCCGACTTGATTGCGCTTTTGCATGGGCAGGCCAAGCCACAAATTGAAGCTCCTGCGCCAGAAACACCTCCCGAAACTCCTGCGGCAGAATAATGGATCCATTTACCCTCATCGCTGGCGCGACTGCAATCTACAATAGCATCAAGTCCGCCGTTGATTCGGGTCGGGATATGATGGAGACTGCGGAGAAGGTAAGCAATTTATTCAGTAAGATCGGCCAGATTGTTACGGTAACATCAACGCCGCATAAGAAAAAATTATTCCAAAGCCAAGCGGACTACGAAGCGGAAGCGGTAAAACGCTACGCTGTTAAAGCCAAAGCTCAAGATATGCAGCTTCAGGTAAAGAACATGTTTGTGGGCCAATATGGTCCTGCGGCGTGGGAAGGTATTCAGCGGCAGGTTATTGAGATGCGGAAAGAGGCGGCTCGGCAAGCTGCGGCGGCGTTAAAGGAGCAGGAAGAAAACCGCAAGGATTTGATTATGGTTAGCAGTATTGTGGGTTTTCTGGTATTAGGTATTGGCGCAATTGGCGTATTTCTTATGGTGACGGTGAAGTAACATGGCGTTTGGCATTGACGATGCAATTAGCGCAGGACTGCAGATTGTAAACAAATTCATTCCTGATCCCAATCAGCGTCAGGAAGCTGAAGCAGCTCTTCGTTCCTCTTTGCAAGATTGGGACGCACAGCAGAACACGGTAAACGCGAATGAAGCACAAAGCACAAATATTTTTGTTAGTGGTTGGCGTCCTGCTATTGGGTGGGTTGGCGCTATTGGCCTCTCGTACCAATACCTATTGCGTCCAATTGCCTTCGGGGCGGGGTGGCATGATCTGCCTGTTTTGGATTCATCCCTCATGGAACTGGTAACAGCTATGCTTGGCATGGCAGGTCTTCGAACTTACGAAAAAACACTTGGGGTGCATGCAAAGTGAGTGCAGATAATTTTGAGCAATGTTTAGCCCTTGTTCTTAAGTCAGAAGGCGGATTTGTTAATAACCCCAAAGACCCCGGCGGAATGACCAATTTAGGTGTCACTAAAGCGGTTTGGGAAAGTTGGGTAGGAAATCCTGTAACCGAGGCTGAAATGAGGGCTTTAGGACCGCAGGATGTAGCACCTTTGTATAAAGCTAATTATTGGGATAAAATCAGTGGCGACTCACTTCCTCTTGGCGTTGACTATGCCACTTTTGATATGGCTGTTAATAGTGGGGTAAGCCGTGCCGCGAAAACCCTTCAGCAGGTACTTGGTGTGGCTCAAGACGGACAAGTCGGGGAAGCCACAATTAGTGCTTGTGAAGCGGCTAACCCTCGTGAGATTGCTACGGGAGTCTGCGAAAAAAGATTAGCGTTTTTGCAAAGTTTGCCAACTTATGATACGTTTGGTCGTGGTTGGTCAAGTCGGGTTGCATCTGTGGAAAAAGCCGCTTTTGACATGGCGTCGTAGGGGTTAGTTATGTCGTTAACATACGCATCATATGTGCAGCAAATAGCGACAATGGCAGTAGTCCCTGTCACGGATACTAATTTCACGATTATTATTCCATCTATGATTGACTACGCAGAACTTCGTATGCAAAGAGACTTAGACTTTTTGTCTACGCAAATTAGCACAAATGCTTACACATTTACGGGTGGAAATAACACTTTAACCCTGCCAACGTCTCAATTCATTGTTCCTCAAACTTTTGAAGTTATAGACGGGTTAGGAAACTCAACCCCGTTATTGCCTGTTGGCAAGGAATTTATACAAAATGTTTACGGATCGGGATCTGCTACTGGCCTGCCTCAGTATTTTGCTGTTTATGGCGGCGATACTAATACTACAGGTAATACAAGCCAGTATATCATCGTAGGACCGACTCCAAGCTCAAGCTATGCTGTTAGATTGACCGGGACAATTCGTTCTGCGCCACTTTCTGCATCTAACACTACGACATTCATATCTACCTATTTGCCAGATATGTTTATTATGGCATCCATGATCTATATTTCGGCGTTCCAACGCAACTTTGGTCGCTTAAATGATGATCCACAGATGGCTCAAACGTATGAGTCGCAGTATCAAGCACTCAAAGCCAGCGCCTTGATAGAAGAAAACCGCAAGAAATTCCAAGCAGCTGCATGGACATCCTATTCGCCTGCTCCTGCTGCTTCACCGACTAGGGGCTAATCATGCCCTTTGGAACCATAAAGCTCAAACCCGGCGTAGAAACTAACAATACACCAGTATTAAATGAGGCTGCGTATTCGTCATCGCAGCTTGTTCGGTTTCTATCAGAGCGTAATGGATTTGGCCTTGCTCAGAAGTTGGGCGGATGGGTTGCATATTTTAATTCTGCTATTGGGTCCAAGATTCGCGCACTAAAAGCGTGGTCAGATTTAAATGCCATTAACCATCTTGGTATTGGCGCAGAATCTTCGTTAAGCGTTTTAACTAATGGAAATTTGGCGGATATAACGCCACGCACAATTACGACAAATACCGCCCCTGTTTTTGCAACTACAGCTGGATCTAGTACAGTTTCAGTCACGGATTCTAATACAACGGTATTGACTGTATTTGACTACGTTGACTTTGTAACACCCGTTTCTGTTGGCGGGCTGGTGCTTACTGGTCCCTACCAGTTATTGACCTATGCCGGGACAACATACACAATTAATGCCGGATCTGCGGCAACATCGACGGCCAATACATCGACAAATACCACAGCAGGCTCTTTTGTTGTGGGGGAAACGTACAAAATTGTAACCGTTGGCACGACGGATTACACGTTAATTGGCGCATCGGCGAATACGGTTGGCGTGATATTTAATGCCACAGGCGTTGGCGCTGGCACGGGAACAGCAAAATTAGTTGGTGTTTATTCGTTTCAGACAACCTCGTCATCTTCTATTGTTACAGGGTATTTTGACAACCACGGCTATAATGTAGGGTCTAATTTCTATATAGGTGTGCCGCTTACAATTGGCGGGATTACATTATCTGGGTTGTACACTGTTGTAAGTGTACCCAGTGCAGGTTCATTTACATTTGCCGCATCTAACTTGGCTACATCATCGGCTGGCCCTACTGCCATTAATAGCGGGAATGTCCAATCTGTTTATTATATTGGTGTCGGGCCGCAGCCGATTGGCACTGGGTTTGGTGTTGGTGGATTTGGCGTCGGTGGCTTTGGCGTTGGTACGGCCATTACAAATCCCGGCACAGCCATTACAGCGACAGATTGGACTTTAGATAATTTTGGGCAAGACTTAATTGCATGCCCAGCGGGTGGGCCAATTTATTATTGGCAACCTAACGGATCAGTTTTAAATGCGCAGATATTAAGCGCCCAAGCTCCATTGGTTAATAGTGGCATCTTTGTCGCCATGCCAGAACGACAAGTGATAGCCTATGGATCTAGCTTTACGCTTTCGCCGGATCCGTTGCTCATCCGCTGGTCAGATGTACAAGACTTTACGACTTGGAATGCTACTGTAACCAATCAAGCAGGTTCGTATCGTATTCCTACAGGTTCAAAAATTGTAGCTGGTTTCCAAGGGCCGCAACAAGGTCTTATTTGGACAGATATTGATTTGTGGGCCATGCAATATGTGGGATTCCCACTTGTTTATGGGTTTAATAAAATTGGATCAAATTGCGGTGCGATATCCCGTCATTGCATTGGTCAGGTCAATAATTCCATTTACTGGATGTCTCAACGCAATTTCTTTGTAATGACAGGCAGCGGCCCGGAACCAATGCCATGCCCAATATTTGACGTAGTTTTTCAAAACATTAATCCAAACTATTATTATAAAGTATGTTGCGGCGTTAATTCCCAATTTAACGAAGTAACTTGGTATTACCCATCGCAAAACTCCACAGAAAACGATTCATATGTAAAATATAATTTCCTTATTGGGCAGTGGGATTTTGGTACGTTGAGCCGTACAGCATGGATTGACCAATCTGGCTTGGGATCTCCTATTGCTGCGGGTGGCGATACATACATCTATCAACACGAAGTAGGTAACGATGCTGCGGTGGGAACAACCACTACACCCATGCTTTCATCATTCCAAACAGGTTATTTTCAACTTACCGAAGGCGAAAATATTGTATTTGTGGACCAAATTTGGCCTGATATGAAATGGGGCACGTATAGCGGCAATCAAAACGCTACGGTGTATGTGACCATTTATTATACAAATTATGCTACAGATACTGCAACTTCTCCGTCAACCAGTTACTATTCTGGTTCGCCATCTGGGCAGGTATCGTCTATTACATTTCCTATGACGCAATCAACGGAATACATATCTTGCCGAATCAGGGCGCGTTACATGGCGTTTTCATTGTCGTCTCAAGATGTTGGGACATTCTGGCGATTGGGCGGCATTAAATTCCGTTATCAATTAGACGGGAAATTCTAATGGCTAGTTTAGATGATATCCTGACTACTCAGAAAAATGGCGTTATTGCAATTAATTCATATGCAAACGCTGTAAATTTTCATGCTGGTGCGTCAAACAGTAAAGAATTGTCTGCCGGGGCAATAATTAAATCTTCGTCTGGTTGGTTGGCCACCGTAAGCGTTATAGTAGCAGGCTCTACACAGGGTTATCTTTATGATGCTACTTCGGCAGCATCAGGTTCTCGCATTTACGCCGTTCCTAATACGCTTGGTATCTATCAAATCCAAGTTCCATTTGCGACGGGTTTATACTTTTCCCCCGGCACTGGGTCCATTATTTCTGTAGGATATTCGTGATGCCATTAAAACACGGGTCTAGCCAAGCCACAATCAGCCAGAATATAAGCGAAATGTCCCGCTCAGGGCATCCGCATGACCAAGCCGTAGCTGCGGCATTAAATATTGCTCGATCAGGAAAAGCAGGTGGTGGAGAACAAAACGGGAACATAGTGCATGTCGGGCCAATTCATAGCCCTGTTGCAGGTCGCACAGACCATCTTCCCATGCATGTTCCTGCTGGGGCATACGTCATTCCGGCGGAAGAAGTGGCGTTTCTTGGCGAGGGAAATACACTAAGCGGTTTCAAAAACATTACAGAAATGATATCAAAATATCATGACGATGGATCTCACGACACTGGTAATCCTGTCCCTATTGTTGCTGCTGGCGGAGAGTACGTTATTCCGCCGTATGCAGTATTGGGTATTGGTAATGGGGATATTGATCTGGGCCATCGCATATTGGACCAATTCGTAATGAAATTACGTAAACAGCATATTAAAACTCTTCAAAAACTTTCCCCGCCAAAGAAGGATTAAAAATGGACGAAATGTTTAAAAAACAACGTGTTCGCTTGTCTAAGAGTGCGCGTAAAAGAATGCCTAAGTATGAACGTGTTACTACCGAGCCTTTGGTAAGAGTTGCCCAGCCTGAAGACGAAGATGGTGTTATAACTTTAGCCAAATTAATGCATCAAGAAATTGGCATGTTTGAGTTTAATGAAGCCAAGGTTCGCCACAATGTGCGCCCACTTTTGCACAAACACGGCGGGATCATTGGCGTGGTAGGGCCAAAAGGCAATTTAGAAGCCATGACGGCGCTACGGATTGCCACGAATTTCTATTCCGATACGCCATTTTTGGAAGAATCAGCAGTATTTGTCCGCCCCGAATATAGAAATGCCACTGTATCTCGGCTGCATAAGATGATAGAATTTGCCAAAAATACAGCGGATGGATTGGAAATGCCCCTTATGATTGGGGTTTTGTCAAATCACAGAACAAATGCTAAAGTGGAGCTATACCAGAAACACTTTGGTACGCCTATCGGTGCTTTTTTCGTATACGGGGCTAAGAATGCTTCGTCGGATGAAATGGAAGTAAATACTTAAGTTTGGAGTTTTGCCGTGTGTGGTTCTACAGGTACATCGACATCTACTACGACAACGCTCCCACCTGCCGACGTACAGGCAAATTATGATAAATTAACAAGTCTGGCTTGGAATACATATAACCAACCTTACCAGCAATATACTGGCCAAATGGTGGCGGGATTATCCCCCACTGAGCAGTCCGGTATTCAAGATGTAAATGCTTCAGCTGGCTTAGCTCAACCTTATTACGCTCAAGCTACAACCGATATCAATCAAGGCCAAGCTTTAGCATTACCAGAAATTCAAGCTGCATATAGTCAAGTTGGTTTGGGGCAGCAATTAGGCTCCCAATACAACCAAAATGCAACAAATGTATTAAATTCCGCGTATTCGCAGTTAACTCCTCAAGTTCAACAGCAAGAATCTGCTGTAAATGCTGCATTGGGGCAGGGCCAAAATTATCTTACCCAAGCTACCAATTTGGCTGGCAATGCAGCCGCTCCTGTATACGCTCAGCAATTTAGCCAAAACGCATTAAGCCAATACATGAACCCATATATGAACCAAGTGGTTCAGGGTACACTTGCTCCATTGCAGCAACAGCAGCAAATGGACCAACAGAGTTTAATTGGCAATCAAATTACGCAAGGTGCTTTTGGTGGTGAGCGTGCTGATTTGGCTCGTGCTGCTTTGCAGGGCCAACAGAACATAGCTACTGGAAATGTGTTAGGCAATTTGCTTAATCAGGGTTATGCGCAAGGTTTAGGCGCATTCCAACAACAACAAGGCGTTAATCTTAGTGCTGACCAAGCCAATCGTGCAGCATTGGCCAACCAAGCTAACCAGATCGCAGCATTGGGCCAGCAAGGTTTTGGCCAAGGACTATCTGCGGCCCAAGAAGAAGCTGCTTTGGCCGGACAGAATTTTGGCGCTGGTTCGCAGACAGCACAGCAATTGGCCAATATCGGTCAACAAGCATATTCTCAAGACGTTGGCGCAGCGCAGGCTCAAGCTGGTCTTGCTGGTCAGGCATTTGGCATCGATCAAGCAACATCACAGCAATTGGCTGCATTAGGAACTGGGGCGCAAAATGCTGCATTGCAAGGTGCTCAAGCTCAAATGAGTGCTGGCGCGGTTCAACGCGGCGTTCAACAAGCAACAGATACCGCAAATCAACAGCAGTTCCAAGCTGCTCAGGCATTCCCGTATCAGAATGAGCAATTGCTTGCTAACTTGCTATTGGGAATTGGTGGCCAATCCGGTGGCACGGCTCTTACATCTCAACCAACAGGCAATATGCTTTCATCTATTATTGGTGGAACTTTAGCTTTAGGCCAAACAGGTTTGCTTGGATCCGATGAACGGTTCAAGGAAAACATGGAGCCTGTTGGTAAAACCTTCGATGGCCAGAATATTTATAAATATAATTACAAGGGCGACGACACGACCCGCATGGGCTTAAGCGCGCAGGAAGTTGAAAAGCATAATCCATCTGCTGTCCATAAAGACGACAAAGGCATGCGTTATCTTAACTATGATGATGCAACCAAACATGCTGCTGATAAGGGCCATTTTGCACACGGTGGCTTGGCTGATTCTATGGGTGGGGCAGTCCATGAAGGATTGGGTCGGGCTAATTACGCTTTGCGGGGCGGGGTTGAATCAACGTATTTTAGCGATATTCCATACACTTACCAACCAAGTGGCGGGTCTCAGACACCATTAACTCTTGCTGATATTATGCCTCTTGCTAACGTACAAAAAGTACGTACAGGTTGGACAACTGAACCTAGAGCATCCGCAATCAAGGATGATAGTCCAGATCTTACATCTATCATTAAATCCGCGACGACCACGCCGGGGCAACGCGCTAATATCAAATCTGCGTTTGGCGGATTGTTTTCGCCATATTCCCCAACATCTGCTGATATAACAGCAAAATACGCAAATTGGGTTCCGCAGTCCGCTGCAGACTATAATTTTGCATCTGGTGGCGTAGTTGGCCGCAAAGGTTATGCAGGAGATGATGGCGACTCCGGCGGCGTTGGCGGATATAGCAGCCAACTTGCATCTATGGGGAGTCAAATAAACCAAACGCTACAAAATCTTCAAGCCCCGCCAGATCCGAACAAACCAAGAACGCTTGCAGAAATGATTGTTGGCCATCCGTTATCGGATGAAGCTAATCTTGGTGTTATGGCTGCTGGCTTGGGTATGCTTAGCAGCAAATCTACTAATCCTTTCGTTGCAGTTGGTGAAGGCGCTCAAGAAGGATTGGGAACATATTATAACGCAACAAAATCTCTTCGCGATTATCAAACAAAGCTCCAAGAAGACGCGCTTCGGGCATATGCCGATGCGAATACTGCTGCTTATCAACAGGGCGAACTAGGCCTTCGTGGGCAGCAATTAAATCAAGAACAAATCAAGAACGGTTTTGAGTTATTGAACAAATTACAACAAAAATATGAACCGCAAAGAGGGGGATTTTATAAAAATATTGAAACAAACGAAAATATTTCCAAAGAACAATTTATAAATATTTATGAAAATAGTGCTGCAATGTTAAAACTTCCTCCGGGGTTAAGTTCTTTTGTTATTGGTGGAACACCACCTGCGCGTGCAAAAGGAGGTAGAGTTGGTCTTGCCTTAGGTGGAACTGAACAAAGTGGTTTAGCTAGTGCGGATATTCCCATGCCTGAACCAGATGCCATCCAACAAAAATCAGATATTACTAAATTAATTTCTTCTACCCTCGGAGCGGGAGAGGGAGATGTTGATACATCTATGCCTAAAATTCAAGTTGCTGAAATTAAGGGAACTCCACAAAAGTCAGCGGCTTTTCCAGACATAGCGCCTGATGCAACTCCTGAATATTTTAACAGTCTTGCCGATGATGCAATGAAAGAATATAACTTTTTGTCAGGGTTCGGCAAATCGCGGGAAACAGAAGCAAAACAAGCTCTTGAGCAAGTTGCCGCCAATCGGAAAATAGCTGATGAAATCGCTACTGGGCAACGCGCTACAAAATTAATCAACCCCGACACAGGTGAGCCTGCTGGTTATGCCCCATCTCCAACAGCCGTTGCCGCTGCACAAAAAAGAGCTGCAGAAGCGGAAGTTTTAAAAACTAGCGTTGCAGATATGAATAAGCTTGATGATGAATTTGCATCCAAAGCTGAAACACGTCCTCAGGCTAGGGCGCGTATCAACGATGCTTCAGAAATTTTGTCCGCATGGCAAAGCGGTAAATTAAGTGACATTAAAGCTAAATTGCCAGCCTACGCAGATGCATTGGGATTAAATGTAGATAAATACAAATTAGATAGCGATTCTCCTAATTATGAGACATTTGCAAAAGATTCTGCGCAAGCTATGTTTGATCGAGTTAAAGACTTAGGTGGGCGTTTGTTGGCGACTACAATAAGCGGCGAAAAACAGGCTAATATGAATCCAGATTTGCAACCAAAAACAAACCGAAACATTATAGGGTTTGCTAAGGGAGCAATGGATTACGAAGATCAATTTTATAATGACTATAACGATTGGCGTGCCACAGATGGCAAGTTGGCGACAAAGGCTCAATACAATCAATTTTTGCAAAATTGGCAAAAAGATCCCCAACATGATTTTGGCAAATTTGTAGATAATGGAAGAGCAACCACTCCAGTGTTGGGCGATCTACCCGATTCTGGATTACGGCGTTCTGGGTATCAGTATGTTATTCCTAATGAACAGCTTGGCGGCGATATGAAAGCACAATACCCCAATGGCGTTATTGCTACTTGGGCGGGTAAAGGTTGGGACAGAAATTCAATTAAAGGATTCACTCCACAATGACGGATCAAGCGCCGCAACCAGATCTATTGAGTGATGAAGACTTGGGAATGGGTTCAACTAAGAAACCAGCAGAAGTTCCGGTTGCAACACTGCCTAATAAGCCTGTTTTGTCTGACGCAGATCTTGGTATGTTGTCTGCGCGGCCAGACTTGCGTCCTACTTATGATGTTCCCAAAAGTGCGTTAGCGGCCACTGAACGTCTTCCTATTGGCGTGGTGAATGCACCTGCAGATTTGTTGAATTTTGTTTCAAAAGCCATTGAAAATGGTGTAGCTGCGACTGAAGTCGGTGCGGTTAAATTATACAATGCTGCTCGCGGTGATACAAATACCCCCGAAGGCAAAGCCCGAATTGATTTGGTAAATAAAGCCGTTGATATGGCTCGCGCTACCAATGAGCAGGGCCGACCTTATTCTACACAAGAAATTGCCCAAGCAGTTGATCCGTATGCCAAACAGGTTTTGCCAGTTGGGCCAGCATATCAATCCCAAACCCCTCCGGGTCAATTTACTCAAACGGCAATAGATGTCATGGCCCCCGGCATGTTTGGCAAGGGGAAACTGGCAGAAAAAGCTATCCGTGGAGCAGGGGCTTTAGCTGGTGTCGAGGCTGCTGACAAAGCCGCAGACATGATTGGTTTAACTGACCCTACCACAAGAACTGCTTTGGGTATTTTAGGATCCCTTGCCGGAGGCGTAACTGGCGAAGGTGCTATTCAAGGCAAAAAAGTCGTTGGTAATATTTTAGATCCTAACGAAGCAGCAAATACAAGAATTGCTCAGACGATTAAGCTTGCGCGTGAAAACAATAGAGCGCCGACAGATCAAGAAATTCAAGATGCTATAACAGCGCAAAAGCCAATGTCGGTTTATGATGTTACTGGTGGTCAAGATCAGCAGTTAATCGCGCCAAATGTTACTGGCCCCGCCAGAGAAGCAGCAAGGAAAATTAATGATTTTATAACGCAACGCGGCGAACAGGCGGCAACTCGCGTCAATTCAAACCTCAATGAAATATTGGGCAAAGATATTGATGCTGGACAAACAAAAGAAAACATTTCTGCGCAACAGAAGGTTGATAATGATATCAATTACAAAAAAGCACTTAATGATCCAATGGCTGGGGATGTGGAATCTCCATTTGTCCAAAGCGTTATTGGGAACCCATTAGCAGAAGATGCAATTAAAAAAGCCACAAAAGAACTTGGTGGGTATAATGGTAATTTAAAATATTGGGACCAAGTTAAACAAAACCTTGATGACAGCGTGAATGAAGCATATCAAAAGGGCCAAAATAATCTTGCTGGGCGTTTGGAAGATTTGCGCGATGGTTTAAGAGATGATTTAATTTCTCAAAATCCTGAATACGGTGTTGCTCTCAACGGCGCGTCTGGTTTCTTTAAAGCCAAAAATGCTTTGCAAGCTGGATACAATTACGCTTCAAGTTTTAACACTTTTGATGCTGCGGGTGCTAGAAAAGCACTATCAAATTACGACGCTGGAAATTTAGGATTATTCCAAGAAGGTTTCGTTTCTGCCATGCAAGACAAAGCAAGGGGCGGAGTTGATAAGCTTTTGACAGGCCTTGATAAAGCATCATCTGTAGGCAAACTAAACGATGTTTTTCCATCTAAAAATGGAACCCAAGCCAACCAAATTCAAACAATGGTTGATTTGGAAAATATGACTCATGATGTGCAACGGATTGAGTTGAGCGCAAATCTAGCAGATTCCGCCAAGCCCGGTTGGGGAAGATTTTTAGTTGATATTGCCTCCGCAACTCCGGGTCTTTTTGCAGGTTTAACCACAACATCAGCGGGTGTCGGCGCTGGTGTAGGTATAGGTGGGTGGTTGGCAAATAAAGCTGTGCAAGGCACAATAAGTTTGGCGCAAAAACGTATTGCTACACAAGTTGCAGAAACGCTTGCTTCGGGTGACAAAAATAAAATTCTTGAACTTTCAAAGTTGGCAGAAACGACACCTGCGGTCAAATCTACAATTGAAAAACTAGAGCCATTCTTAAATCACACCCTTTTGACTATGACGGGTGTCAATGCTGCAGATGCTAATCCTCGTGAACAAAGGGCTAGTGGCGGATCTGTCATTGATAAGGCGGCAGATAAGCTTGTTAGCGAATCAATGCGGAATCAGAAGCTATTGGCGCACCACACGGAACAAATGCTTAGCATGCCAGACGATGCTATTGTGCAGGCGCTCCATGTGGCACGCAGTGTTGCTGCTTAGTATTTAGATGATGCTTGCATAACGCGACGAGGAT